ATCTGTTTGTACGTCTGTTCTTTGGACTACAGGTGCAGATCCATATGTATCTTGTTTATCGTTATTCTCACATCTTTCTAATGCAGTTGCATACATCTGTAACCATTGCTGAGCTTGGTTTGGTTCTATACCCCCCAAGAAGTTAGCAGCATGGTAAAGAGATCCATACAAATATACTGCAGGATGATTTGTGAGCATCCAATTGGTGGTATTATCATTACTAAGAGAATTAAAAGCTTTATAGTATGATAGCTTACCAGTGTAAGAAGTATCAGGAGCAGGGCCAAATCTAAATTTTTCTGTTTCATCATCACTCTCTATTGTATAAGCTACAGGTCTACCAGTTCTTGATCCACCTCGTATCTCATTCATGTTAGCTGGTGTAATGTATTCTAAAGGATATTTAACTGATGATTGTAAAACATAAAATGATCTTACAGCTAAAAATCCTGTTGGAACTGTAACAGACTCTGCATTAATAGTTACATCATCTTGTTGTTCCATTTGTCTAATTCTTAATTTTGCATTAAAGTCAGCTTCTGCTAATTTAATAAAGTCATCTGATATTTCAGATGTTAAATCACTTCTATTTAACCAATTAGCTATAGAAGTTTTTAATGCTGAATATGTATTTAGTGCCATTATAAATTACCTTCTGCTGTTCTAAAATATCTAAACTCGCTTGAGTTTAGTTTAGTTCTCATAATTTTTCTTTGAATTTCTTTTGGTAAAGCAAACCAATTATTGCTTCCATTATACTCTTTAGCCCAGATCTGTAGTACTAATGGAGGAACACTAGCTACTCTTTTCATTTCCCTAGCTTTTGTTAAGTAACCATCATTATGATTGTAAAGTTCTTTGTTTCTTTTTAACAAAGGATTTACATTTTGTTCATTATTGATAGTTAGCTTACCATCAGACTCTTGTATATATCGAGTCTTTATTCCACCATCGTATTCTACAGATCTAACTTTTCCCATTACTCTGATAGTTCAGTTACGTATAAATTTACAGTTCCTATTACTGCAACTTTTTCACCTTCAGAAACTTTAAAGTATTCTGATGTTTTTGATTCTAAGAATATCTTAGCATTAGTTGCTGTAGGATTTACTCCAAACTCAATATGACAATCAGCATCTGGAATTACTCTAACATATTCTATATTAGATCCAAAAGCAGATGATTGAGCTGAAGATCCTGCTGAATTTACTTTTTGTGTTGTAACAGGTCTCATTGCAAAATGTGCCATGTTACTCCTTATCTTCTGATTACAAATGTTATTACTGCTTCACAAGCTGTTGCAGATGCACCATCTGAAATCATTTCAATTGCATCACCTTCTTCAACTGAGTTTGCTGCAGAGGGCTCTGATGAGTCTACATCACCTGCTGCTGAACCAGATTGAGTTACAGTAATACCACCATTAGTAATTGCAGTTCCACCGATTTCAAAAGATAAACCTGCGTCTGCAGTTGTGATAGCATTTTTGATGCTTGAAAAAATTTTAATAATTTTACCACCATCAGGTACAGCAACAAAAGTTGATCCTGCTGTTGATATGTCTGTAATTTTAGCTGTTAAAAAATAATCGTTAAGTGTTCTCATTATATTCCTTTTAATGTTCCGATCCTAACCTTCTCTCAGATCTTCATTGTTTAGAATCTGCTGGGGGAGCAGATATTAAGGTTACTCCCCCAAACAGTTATAATTATTACGAAGTAGTTAAGTCTGCAACTAATCCAGATGCAGCTTCGTTTCTTGACTCAAGAGTTGCTTCTACTAATAATTGTCTTTTCTCTGTGTCTCCAGTTTTTGCAAGTTCATGCATACTGAAGTCTCTTAAGAAAGCAATACCGAAGTAATTCATGTCAAGTACATAAGCATCTCTATCTCTAGAGAATCTGTTAGGTACGACTTGTAATTGACCGAAGTCAGATGCGTATACGTCTACTGAAGTGTATAAAGTAGCATCAGCACCTGCATCGAATCTAGTACTGTTACCAGTAAAACCAGATATTTTTTGTTTGTTGAATGGGCCGACCATGATCATTGAAGGATCACCACCAGCATTCCAAACATTTTTGATAACTGATTTTAACTGAGCTTCTGTGAATGCTCTTTGAGTTCCATCAGTTCTAGCAGTGTTACCTAAACCACCTGATGCACCAGATGCACCTAAGTCGTCATTAGTAGCAATCCAAGATCCTAATGTACCCATTTTTCTAGCAGTTGATGAGTTACCAGATACTTCAGCAATGTTACCTGTAACAGTTGCTTCCATGTCTCTTTTTAACTCTTTAGCTCTTTTAGCAATTTGGTAAGCTAATTCAGATGCTCTACCTGCTTTGTCTACAGCTTCTTGAGTACCAGTAATCACAACAGTTTTATCCATGATTTGTGATGTGTTTGATAATCTTGTAGTTGCAGATACTGCATCATGAGTTGCTTCATCACCTTCAACAACAGCATTTGAAGTTGAAGCTGCTGCTAGTGAGTCTGTTTGCCATTCGTGTAATACAGCAGTAGCTCTTGTTTTAGCTGCTGAACTGATAAATGGTGTATCTGTTGGAGAGATACTATAAATCACGTCAGAAAGATCTTCTCTTTCACCGACTGAATCATAAGTATCAAATGTATTTGTTGGTTGTGCCATTTGTTATTTCCTTTGTTGAGATTTAAGATTAATAATATCAAGCAAAGCACTAGATGCATCTTGTAGATCTCCAGTTTTTCTTAGCTTGTTTATTTTATTTCTTATGACCTCACGACCAGAACTTGTTTGTGGTTTTGAAACACCTGCTTTAATAACTTTTGGTGCATTAGCTACTTTCTTTTGAACTATAGGCTTTTTGTTTTGAAAAGCTTTATAGCTCATTGCATCTTTTGCTACCATTAGAAATCTATGATCTGCAAGTGATCCTATCTCAGTATCATTAAATCCATAATCCCTTAATGTTTTTCTCATATTAAGTTTAAATGAATCTGCTTTTGATGGATCTGCAAACTCAGGTATTTTTTCAGCTGCTAAACTTTTTTGTGTTTCAAGGAACTCATTGTATTGTTTTTGCTGTGCATCTCTAGCTGTAGCTTTCATTGATTCAATCTGTTCAGATTGTTGTCTTAATTGAAAATCTAATCTAGCTGCTGCAGTAGGATCTTCTTCATATAATTTCTGAAGATCTTGACTTCCTTGTTGTTGTCTGACAAAAGCATCAGCAGTTGCTATCTTGTCATTAAGTTCTTTGATACGATCATCATAAGATTGACGCAAACTATTCTTTTGATTTTCAAGATCTTTTCTTTCCAAACTTAAAGAATGAGTTTTTTGTCTATAATCTGAGTCTCTAGAATAACCAGCTTTCAGTTCATCAAGGCTAACCTCAATCTCTTGACCATTGACTTTTAATTGGTGGAGATCTGGTTCCTCTAATTCTGTTTGTGTTTCTTCTGCGACCTCAGTATTTTCAGTTTCTTGCTCATTAGTTGCTTCAGACTCAGCTTGACTTTCTTGAGCTTCCTGTGTCTCAGGTTGTGATTCTGATGGCTCTGCTTTTTTTACATCAGTTTCTTGTTGATCTTGTGGATTCAATAATCCTGATATTTTTTCAGCAGCACCTTGTATGCCTTGTTCTTCTGCCATTGTATCGTTCCTTTCATGGTTGACGAATTTGACGTTGCGTTAGCTTAACGTCTTTTATTTAGTTGGTCTAACTCTTGTTGAGTTAGTTTTCCGCTTTCCATAACACTAAGCAAATGTCCTCTGATTTTTTCTACAAGATTGTAGGCTACCCAAAGGTGTGTTCGCTTATCGCTGTCAGCGAATTTAGTATTGAACATCTCTTGTTTATATATTTCTAAGAGATCCTCAAATGCTGTCTTTAACAGGGGATCGTTCAGGAGCTGTTCCGCTCTCTTGCCCTCCCTGATCTGTGTTTCCTTGTTCATTAAAGAATTGTCCTTGACCTTTCACTATTTCTCTCATTAAGTCTCCTGACTTATTAAGATCTGCTTGTTCTAACATTGATCTACGTTTTAATTCTAACTCATCAATCTTAGTACCATACTTTAACTCAAGATCTTTAATTTTCAACTCAAAATCTAATAATTCTTTTCTCATTTGAGATTCAATACGTTTCATCTCAACATTGTTTTTCATTACAGCTCTTTGGTTCTCACCTTGTACTTGAGCTAATGTAACTTTTTCAAACTCTGTTGGTGGTTTAGGTGGAAGTGGTGGCATATTAGCAGCACCTACATCTGGATCCATAAAGAAAGGTTCTACACTAGTTAAACCTGCATTTTCTGTAAGTTTCTTTAATGAATTGTAAATATTTCTTAAATTAACCATTGGGCCATAAACATTCTGTTGAAGTTGTATAGCTTCCATCTGTCTTTGTAAAATAGCATTAATTAGTATTAACTGTTGTTCTTTTGAACCACTACCTAATCCTACTCTAACAGTAACATTTACTCTATCCTTCCATTCGTATGGTCGCATAGGTATATACTTACCTCTAATTCTAACAATCTTTTCTTTTTGCTGATATTTACAAGTTAGTTCAAATAACTTTAATGCTAGATCTTTTACACCTGTTTCTGCAAAGATTCTAGCAATCAACTCCATTCTCATTTGAGA